GCCTTGATTTATTCAGAAAAGGAAGATATATGCGGAGTAATGCATCAGGTATGCCAGTATCCATTTTATGTGGTTTACCGCACAGCATCCGATAAGGAACGGCAGAAGCTATCTGTTCAGAAGTTTCTGGACAGTCTCGGTAAATGGATATGCCGGGAACCAGTTGCTATAAATGGCTCTGAAACACGTTTAGATGCGTTTCCAGAGCTTTCACAGGGGCGAGTGATAAAACGCATTACTCGCGATAACTCCTATGGTTTAGAGCCGCAGGAGAGTGGTGTGCAGGATTGGCTATTACCATTATCGGTACGCTACGAAAACACTTATGAAGTAATATAACGTAACAACCGGCTATCAATTGGAGATAGTCGCTAACCTACACAGCCTTTTAAAAGTTATAGGCAGAAAGGACATTTCTATGGCAGTTACAGGCAAAATTGACCGTAAATATATGGCTCATTATGTTGATGCAGGTTCCCTCTGTGGAGGGCTGACACCGAAATATGAGCGTCTTGGCAAGGATCTGGAAGAGTACAATGTAGAACTCAATCCGGACACTGAAACCTCTAAAAACATTCTCGGAGAATCCACGTTCAAACATAACGGCTACGAAGTTTCTTCTGATGCTGATCCGTTCTATGCAGACACTACTTCTGACCTGTTCACAGCGTTACAGAAGATTGTAGATGGACGTCTCAAAGACGATAATCTCAAGACAAAAGCGGTTGAAGTTCATCTCTGGACAGAAGCCACAGCAGGCAAGTATGAAGCATACCAGCAGGAATGCTATGTTGTGCCGACCTCCTACGGTGGAGACACATCTGGCTATCAGATTCCATTTACTGTCAACTATGTTGGCGAACGTGTAAAAGGAAAATTTGATATCAGTTCCGGTACATTCACAGCTGACAGTGAATAAGCACATACACAAGGAGGATATGCTAAATGGCAAAAGTAATTAATACCAAAATTGATGATGGAATTCTCATTTTTACATTCACAAACAATGAAGACGAAGTTTTTTCTTCTTTCAAGCTGAATCCAACCGACATTAATGTAGCAGCACGTGCAGAAGAAACGGCAGAATACTTTGAACAGCTTAAAGAGTCTATCCAGAAAGTCACGTCTGGTAAAGAAATGGCTGAACTGAATAAACAGATCGAAGACAAAATCAACTATCTGCTCGGATATGAAGCATCAAAAGACCTGTTCAAGGAGCCGATCACAGCGACTACTGTATTTGGCAATGGTCAGGTATTCGCCTACATCGTACTTGACAAGATCGCAAAAGCAATCGCACCGGAAATCGAAAAGAGAAAAAAGAAAATGCAGACGGCAGTCAATAAGTACGTGGAGAAATATACAAAATGACCGCCTATGAGCTACCCACCTCACTAAATATCAGTGGGGTGGATTTTTCTATCAGAACGGATTTTCACGCGATTATTGATATTCTCATAGCTATGAATGATCCAGAACTGGACGAGCAGGCGAAAGCAGTTGTTATGTTACAGATTCTGTTTGAGGACTGGCAAAGCATACCGGCTGAGTGTCTGGATGAAGCTTGTCAGAAAGCATCAGAGTTCATCGACTGCGGGCAGTCTGACGATAATCCAAACCGTCCAAAGCCCCGTTTGATGGATTGGAAACAGGATGGAGACATGATTGTTCCGGCGGTAAACAAGGTTGCCGGTAAAGAAATCAGAGCAGTGCCTTATATGCACTGGTGGACGTTTTTTGGATACTTTATGGAATCTGGCGAATGTCTTTTTAATACCGTAGTTGGAATTCGTTCAAAAAAGGCAAAGGGCGAAAAGCTCGATAAATGGGAAAAGAAATTCTATCAGGAAAATAAGAACATTATTGATATAAAAACACGTCTCAGCGAAGAGGAGCAAGCGTACAAGGATGCGCTGAATGAGATGTTAAACCTCAAATAGTTAGGAGGTGAATGTATGGCTGCTGATGGATCAGTCATTATTGATACCAGATTAGACACAACCGGTGTCCAAAAAGGTGTATCAGCGATTAAACAGTCATTCGACGGGCTTGGAAGCACAGTAAAAAAAATAGGACTACTTATCGGCGGAGTATTTGCTGTCGGTAAATTAGTACAGTTTGGAAAAGAATGCGTTGCCCTTGGCTCAGATCTCGCAGAAGTGCAAAACGTGGTTGATGTTACATTTACAACCATGTCAGACAAGGTGAACGAATTCGCAAAGAATGCCATGACCTCAGCCGGACTATCAGAGACAATGGCAAAAAGGTATGTCGGAACGTTCGGAGCAATGTCTAAGTCGTTCGGATTCTCAGAAGCACAGGCTTACGACATGTCAACGGCTCTGACACAGCTGACTGGTGATGTGGCATCATTCTACAACATCAGTCAGGACTTGGCTTATATCAAACTGAAATCAGTGTTTACGGGTGAAACGGAAACATTAAAAGATTTGGGCGTGGTAATGACCCAGTCGGCACTTGACCAGTATGCACTTGCAAATGGCTACGGCAAGACCACATCTGCAATGACTGAACAGGAGAAAGTTGCTCTCCGCTTTGCTTTTGTGCAGGAACAGTTATCAGCCGCATCTGGTGACTTCATTCGTACTTCTGACAGCTGGGCGAACCAGGTGCGAGTGATGCAGTTGCAGTTGCAGTCTCTCAAGGCAACAGTCGGACAAGGGCTGATTAATATTTTCACGCCTGTTCTGAAAGTGATCAATATTCTTCTCGTCAAACTGGCGACTCTGGCAAACGCATTTAAGTCATTCACGGAGCTTATTACTGGCAAGAAATCTTCCGGTCAAACGAGCGGAAGTGGAGCGGGTCTTGCCGGAACAGACGCGATCGCAGATACAGCGGACCAGTATGGACAGGCGGCAGATAATGCAAAGAAACTGGCGGATGCCACGAACGACAATGCAAAAGCAACAAAAAAAGCGAATAAAGTAACAAAAAACTATCTTTCGTCACTTGATGAAGTTCACAAAGTCACATCTACTGGCAGCAATTCATCTTCCACACCATCTTCATCTGGTGGAAGTGGTGGAGCAGGTAACAGTGGCCTTCCGAGTTCAGTTGGTAATGTGGACTACGGAAATCTCGCAGAAGGTGAAACCGCGCTTGATAAAATTAGCGATTCCGCAAAGAAACTTGCTGACCTGCTCAAGAAACTCTGGAAACCATTCCAGGACGCATGGAAAAAAGAAGGTAAGAATACCATTAATGCAGCAAAAGTCGCACTTGATGGACTCAAAAAGCTCGCTGTAAGTGTAGGTAAAAGCCTTGTAGAGGTCTGGACAAACGGCACAGGCACAACGATACTTACAACCATGCTGAGGATTGCTCAGAACGTTCTTAAAACTATCGGGAATATTGCATCCGGTTTTGCGGATGCGTGGAATAAGAACAATGTTGGAACACAGATCATCCAGAACATTGCAGATGCCCTTGTGGTAGTTATGCAGTTTGTTGAGAGGATTGCAGAGGATACAGCGGCATGGGCGGCGAACCTTAATTTCTATCCTCTACTGGAATCTATCAGTAATCTGACCAGTACATTTGCACCAATTCTGGAATCTATCGGAAACGTTCTTGAATGGATTTACAACAATATTGTCCTCCCAATGCTGAAATGGCTGATTGAAACAGGAATTCCGACAGTGATCAATCTGGTATCGGATTTGGCTGGATTCTTTGCGGATCATCAATCAATTATTGAAGCATTCGGTGCAGCTCTAATCGGAGCGTTCGCGGCGGCGAAAATTGCAGGGCTAGCGTCAAGAATAGCAGGAAGTATAACGACAGTAGCGAGTTTTATAAAAGGCCTTATTGCACTTATGACTGGTTCTAGCGGCATTATGGGAGGAATTAAAGCTATTGCAACGGCTATCGGACCGGGCGGAATTTTTATAGCAGCAATAACGGCTTGCATTGCAATTGGCGTATTACTGTACAAAAACTGGGACAAGATTAAAGAAGTTGCGGGGGAAGTATGGGATTGGATTAAAAATAAAACATCAACATTTGTCAACGCTATAAGCTCTAGTCTTAAGAATCTCGCATCTAAAATTGTGACGATTTGGGATAATGTCAAATCCAGCGCATATCAAAAATGGACTGCAATTTGGTCAACAGTAGGAAATCTTGTTGAAAAAATTAAAGATGGAATTGTAAAAAAATTTACAGCTGCAAAAGACAAAGTTGTCGATATTTTTGGAAGTATAAAAACCTCTATAACGAATGTATTAAACAAGGTAATTGGTATCGTAAACCGTGCGATCGGAACTGTAAACTCAGCTATTGGCGGCATCGAATCCGCGTTTTCTTTTGGACCGTGGGAAGTGCCTACTCCATTTGGTAAGAAAACAATCGGATTCAGTGCTACATTTCCGCGAGTTCCAACTATTCCATATCTTGCAAAAGGTGCCGTTATTCCTCCAAGATCAGAATTCCTCGCTGTGTTAGGAGATCAGAAACAAGGAAACAACATCGAGGCACCAGAAGCTCTGATCAGAAAGATTGTTCGGGAAGAATCTGGAAGCAGTTCCGGTGGAGATTATCGCTTTACCGCTCAAATTAATCGCAGAACAATCTTTGATGAAATTATTGATGAAGCAAAATTAAGACGCAGCACAAGCGGAAGAAATCCGTTTGAACTGGCATAGGAGGTGAGCGCATGGCGTCTATATTATTGAGCAAATCTATAACAGACAAATATAAAATAAATGGCAAGCGCATGCCTCAGCCAGATAAGGATATGGCGTGCAATTTTGAAACAACTTACTCTGAAGGAAGCAACCGCACACAATTCGGAAAAGCCATATTGGTTCCATTGTTTACAGTTATTCAGTATAGCTATGAGGCTAGCAACGTACCAGTAGGCGAAGCAGAAGAGTTGATAAATGCGATAATACATGGGGAACCTTTTAATTTGTACCACTATTCCATCAGGCACCATGATTGGCGTACAGAATCATTCTATGTTGGAAAAGGAACGTTTTCCCTGGCTTGTGCGGCACCTGGCGAAGAATACTATTCCAAGATATCTTGCAACATGCAGGGGGTGAATCCACTTGATTAATGTATCTGATGCGTTCAAACAAAAACTACAGGACGGAGAAAGAGTCTGGCAGGAAGTGGAAATCACCTTTCCTGACGGAACTGTAAAAACAGTCAAAAATGAAATCATGGGTGAAAACTGCACCTTTTCCGATTGTGCAGAAAGTAGCAGCTTTCCGATTGGCTGCGTTATCTGCAAGTCCACGACGCTCGAACTGGATAACACTTCCGACCAGTGGAAAAACTATAATTTCTACATGGCAAAAGTTCATGTGTATCTTAAAATGCAGATCTCCGTAGCAAGTCCGGCTGCAACAGATGAATTGCTGGATGAAAACTATGAGCCAATTCTTGACCAGAGTGGCGGTGCGATTCTGGCAACAAAAGCAGCGACAGAAGACAGAGTCGAAACCATTGATAAAGGTATTTATACAATTACGACACCAGAACAATATGGCGAAATCCTTAGTTTTACCGCTTTGGACGATATGTATAAAACGAACGCAACTTATATATCTCATCTGGTTCTGCCACAGTCAATAGAGACTCTTGTTAGAGATGCGTGTGAGACTCTTGGTATTCCGTCAGAAGTCTCCATGGCTCATGGAAATCTGATCGTGTCAGAGATTCCGGAAAACATGACGTTTCGTCAGTTGTTCGGATGGGCAGCAATGCTTGAGACTGCGAACGCTCGCCTGGACAGCAGAGGATACTTGCGATTTATCAGATGGGATTTTTCCAATACACAAGAAGATTACAACGCAGTAGTGGACGCTGATGGAAATGTAACATTTAAAGGCGGCGCAAGTATTGACTCAGAAAGTTTTATCAGTCCGACAGGGAACTGGACAATTGATAGTGATGGATTCTTGACACTGATCGAATCAGCAGCTGACACATCCGAAAAGCTCAAAGACTTTTTTACAAGTCCAACCGTTTCTAGTGATGATATTGTGATTACTGGAATCAAGCTAAAAAATAGAGAAAATGAAGCCATGTACGGAAGCACAGGATATGTTCTTGAATTGGAGAATGATCTTGTAAACGATGTCGATTTGGACACTGTGGCTGCTCAAATCGGTGATTCCATAATTGGAGCTAAATTCCGTAACATGTCGGGAGAACTTGCGTATAATCCGCTCATTGAGTTCGGGGATATGGCATATACTTACGACCGTAGATGGAATAGATACATAACTCCACTGACAGATGTTTCCTGTTTCGTTAATGGAAAGACTACTGTAAAAACTCAAGCCGACGACCCTATCAGAGGGCAGAGCAAGTTCCAGTCAGAATCCACTAAGGCAATCGTAGAAGCAAGGCGGCTTGTCAAAAAAGAAAAAACGGCCAGAGAAAAAGCAGTAGAGAAATTAGAAGAAACCTTAAAAAATTCTTCTGGATTATATGAAACATCAGTCGCACAGGAAGATGGCAGTACTATAACATATCTGCATGACAAGCCTACACTTGCAGAATCAAAAAATGTAATTAAATTCACAGCAGAAGCCATTGGCGTATCCAATGATGGTGGTAAAACATATCCTTACGGTTTCTTTCTGACAGGCGATTTGATAGCAAAAATTCTGTACGCACATGGTATCAATGCTGATTATATTGACACAGGCGCACTGACTGTCAGAGATAGCGATGGAAACATAATCTTCCAGGTTGATATGGACACCAAAAAAGTAATCATCAGCGGAGATAATGTTGTAATTGGTGACAGTTCTTTGCCGGATAAACTGACAAAAATGGACAACAATATTGCATCTGCCAAGAATATGACATTCCAGCTGTCAAACGATATGCAGACGATTACATCTGACGCAGACGGAAACATTCCGGTATTTCCAACAGTGGCAACTACAGCGAAAGTTATGTACGGTTCGTCAGATATCACAAATGATTGTAGCTATACCATTACAAAATCAGACAGTGTAACCGGCTCTTGGGATGTAGATACGCATACTTACACTGTCACAGGCTTGAGTGCAGACAATGGATGGGTAGACATTAAAGCGGTGTATCTAATCAATCTGGCAGTAGTAAAAAGATTCACAATTTCTAAACAGAAGCAAGGACTCGAAGGTGATAAAGGTATTCCAGGAAAAACACCGACCATTCGTTATGCGTCTATGCCGGATGGCACCGATATGTCGGATAATCCGAAGTATGTAAAATTACTTGACAGTGCCGGAAATATAATAAGCGATTCAACTGGTGACATTATTTATACAAGTGGTGAAGCATTTTATGTCGGATTCCTAAAAGAAAGCGCAGAAGTAGACAGTACGAATCCAAGTGACTATGAATGGTCACGGTACAAAGGAACTGACGGGCTGACTCAATACACTCATCTCGCTTATGCGAATAGTGCTGATGGAAAAACAGATTTCTCAGTCGATAATCCAAACCGTGAATATATCGGCATGTACGTGGACTTCGAAGAACAGGATTCCACTAACCCGGAAAAGTACGCATGGACATTGGTTAAGGGCGCAAACGGAGCACAGGGCGTGCCGGGGAAACCTGGAACCGATGGTAAAACACCTTATTTCCATATTGCCTATGCGAACAGTGCGGATGGAAAGACTGAATTCTCAGTCGATAACAGTGTTGATAAGCTGTATATCGGTCAGTACACAGATTACTTACCAGATGATAGCACTGACCCAGCTAAGTATAGTTGGACAAAGATTAAAGGTAACGACGGTACTCCGGGAAGAACGTACTATCTGAGAGCCAACGCAGGAGTCCTGATGATGGGACAGGATAAGAAAATAACTCCTAATCCATTCAAGGTTCATGCGTATTACAGAGATGGACAGGGTGACGAAGCAACTTTTAAAACCTGGTGGGTAGTAGAATACAGCAAAGATTCCGGAAAAACATGGACAAAACTGGCCTTTAATGTACAGACCAGTGGAATAACTATTAATCCAGATAACTATTCTCTTGGTGCTGACGGAATGATACGTGCAACAATTTATACGGATTCCGGAAGAACTAAAATCGCCGATCAGCAGACATGGCAGGTTGCTGTTGACGTTGGCATGCTTACGCAGGAGCAGATTGTTGAGATATTGTCCAATGACGGAGAATTTAAAGGTCTCTACTATCTGAATGGACATCTGTACATCAGTTTAGACGCATTGATGGGAAACGCCGCAATTCTAGGTGGAACCAAAAACGGCAACGGATACCTAAAGATTAAAGATAAAAAAGGCACCGTGAAGGGACTGATAGATTACTCAGGCTACACTGCATTTACAAGCTATGAAGAAAATTCTACGCGCATGAAATATACAGGAATTTGTTTTTCAGATACTGGAATAAATCCTGTTAGTGCCGAGAAATACTTTAGCAGCACTGCGGACATTGAATACGTTGAAACGGCGTGGGGAATCGACTGGACTGCCGAAGAGCTTAATATTAGTGCAACAGAAGTATCGGCTGATACCGGTACATTTGGAGATTTAACTGTTACCAATTCTGCATCTTTCACAAAATCGCCAAAGATAGAAGACATGGAGTATACGACATCATCAAATACTGTTTGTTGGGATGGACGTACAGGATACAAACAACTGATGCTGAAAGCTTCATCTTCAAAGCGCTATAAAGACATTGGAAACGATATTTCAGAGCAAGAAATTGAAAACTGGTACAATATTAAACCAACGCGGGCGAAATATAAAGAGGGATATCTAGTTAAAGGGGACGAGAACGAAGGAAGATATATCCCGATGTTTATTGTTGAGAATGTAGAAGCATTCTTTCCAGAAGCTGTTCGGCATCAAAACGGACTGGTCGAAGACTGGAACGAGCGTATCATGATACCGGCTATGTTTGCGATGATTAAAAGCCAGAAAGAACAGCTTGACCGACAGGAGAAACTAATTAATCAGCTCTATAAAAAGCTCAATATAGAAAAGGAGAATTAATATGGCAAAATTTAATGAATATCCGGCAAAAACAACACCAAAAGATGCAGATAAATTTATGCTTTACAGTGCGGAGGATGCGGCAAACAAGCTAATTGATTACGATAAGCTTGCTGATGCGGTACTCAATAAATTGACATCAAAGACCTTCGGACTGGATCAGGGAACGATGACGTTACCGGCCGCGCTTAACCAATTAAATAGTAACCGGTTAAAACCCTTTTATAAAGGTATGATCACCAATGGACTAGTTACTGTTCCTCTTGTTCCGGGACTTTATCTAGTTTCAACGTATCGTAGTGGAGGATACAAGATAAGTTCATTATCTATAGTTAATATTCAGGCACAGGACGGTTCTTTTATCGAAACGCTTGTTAAAGGTGCGGATTACGACAACACCATTGAAATGAAATATACTGATAGCAACATTTCATTTCAATATAAGATTGACTTATCTGGTGGATGTACAATCGTTATATTCAAGTTGGCTTAAAGATTTATGAAATATAAAATAGTAACGCTAAAAACACCTCATTCAAAGGAAATATAAAGAGCGTATCGTTCAGATCCGGTGGTACTGGATTAAAAAATATTTACATCGATTTTTATCAAGCAGATAATTCGAGAATGACTTTAGCTTTTCTTAGTGATGGAGAAAATGCAATCGGATTTTATGATGGCAGCACTAACGTTTGGAAGTTTATAGTGAAATAATTTTCAAGAAATCACAATAGCGTAGATTTTTGCAACTCCTGTTTAATTGGTTTGTGAACAGTACATCTCATGTGGCAAAATGAATCTGTGGGAGGTACATTATTTTGACAAAATTGAAAAAATCCGCATCTGATAAGACATATTACTGCTACAAGCGCTTTGGAACGTGGCATGGATGTTACAGAATTACAAAAGATGTTAGGACATGAAAAATTAGACACGACTATGATTTATGCGAAGGTATCGCAAGAATCATTGAAATACAGTCACCACAGATACGTGGTGTGAAAGGAGAAAATATGGAAATTAAAGGAATTGACGTATCATCGTGGCAAGGGAAACCGGATTGGGCAAAAGTATCGAATTCTGGAATTAAGTTTGCAATTTTGAGAATTCATCAGAAATCCGGCACAGATGCATCATTCGAACACAACTACAAGGGCTGTAAATCCAATGGAATTCTTATTGGTGGATATAAGTACAGCTATGCTTTAACATCGGCACAAGCTATCGAGGAAGCTGAGAACGTAATTTCTGTTCTTGGTGGACGTGGACTTGACTTTCCAGTATTCTACGATCTGGAATGGGCACAGCAAAGAAGTCTCGGAAAACAGGCTATCGAGAATATTGCAGTAGCGTTTCTGACCAGAATCAAGAAAGCTGGTTATAAGGCCGGTATCTACTGTAATCTGGACTGGTATAATAACGTTCTGTCAGATGCTTTGAAGCAGTATGATTGTTGGATTGCTCGTTATCCAGCGGATGATAACGGCACTGTCCAAACACGACTGAAGCCATCGGTCGGTGTAGGCTGGCAGTATTCCAGCAAAGGAAAAGTTCCAGGAATCAGCGGAAATGTTGATATGGATGTGTTCTACAAGGACTACAGAGATTCTAACCAGAAAGGAGAAACTAAAATGGTAAAAATCAGTAACTGCGGACATGATGAAAGAGGAAGATATGCAGGTGGGAAAGCAGGAGATCAGACTGGTACAGAATATCAGATCATGAACTGGTACAGTAGACCGTGGCTCTGTGTCCTAAGATTCAATGACGCCAAAATCGCAACCATGATTGCAGACATGGCGACAAAAGCGGCACAGAACAATCTCATCGGATACGATCAGGGCACTGCCGGAAACAGCAATGACCGGTATTCGTTCTGGCGGCACTTAAAGGCAAGCAACTACGATCCGGCGCAGATCACGGTAGCTTGCGAATCTGATTGCAGCGCAAGTACAGCAGCTATCGTCAAGGGAGCTGGGTATCGCTTAAATAACGCAAGACTCAAAGCGGTCAGCATCTATCTGACGACACGAAACATGAGAGCTGCAATGAAGATTGCCGGTGCGAAAGTACTGACGGATAGAAAGTATCTGACATCCGGTGACTATTTAAAGGCAGGAGATATCCTCCTGAATGATAACCACCACGTGGCTATCGCTGTTACCACCGGCGCAAAAGCAAATACGCTTTCAGCGTCAACTATTCTGTCTAAAACTCCGAAGTGGGTGGGAAAGGTAACTGCAAATACACTTAATGTCCGCACATGGGCAGGAACAGAGTATGCACAGCTTAAAAGCTATCCTACACTTGCAAAAGGCAATTTAGTTGATGTATGCGATACCATTAAAGCCAAAGATGGAGCATCTTGGTACTATATCCGCATTGCCGGAAAATATTTTGGATTTGTTTCTGCAAAATACATCAAAAAAGCATAAATTTAAGCCCCTTGGAATTATTCTTTGGGGCTGTTTTTTTACATATTGTATCAAATTCGTGTTGCATTTCGTGTTGCATAGTTCTTCTTTTTTATGCCAAAACTGGCAAAATAACATATTTTATGAGCTAATTTAAAATTGCTGTAAGCATTGAAAATACTTGATTTCTTGGCAATCCTAGTAAATACAAGTACTGCATAAAAAATGCGGATGACAGGACTTGAACCTGTAAGAAAAAGCCTAACATTCCCTATTTTACAGCATTTGTTTATTTCGTGTTGCATTTTGTGTTGCATAGCTTTGAAAAATAATCATTCCCAATTTCATTCATCTCTTTTTCTCGATCAACCAGAACGTGCCGATATACATTTTTTAATGTGGTATCATCCTCCCAACCGCCGCGCTGCATAATATATACATCTGGAATTCCAAGAGTATGCAACTCAGATGCGCAATAATGACGCAAATCATGAAAACGGAAATGATGTATATGATTATCCTCTAAAACATCAGCGAATCTATTAGATATTTGCGCCGGATTCAAATTTGTTATTTTTCCATGTATACCTTTAAGTTTTTCTGCAACGAAATCCGGAAATGGAATAAAACGATCGCCAGCAAAAGATTTTGGTCTTTTGATAACCCAACCATGAGAATCATTCATAACCATAGCATATTCGACATGTACTATGTTCTGCTTGATATGATCAGAATTAAGCGCGCAGATTTCTGACCGCCTCATTGGACCGAATGCTGCCAGAAGAACAGGTATCTCTAATTCACTACCTACAGTACATTCAATTACCTTTTTGACTTCGGCAGATGTAGGTACATAGATTTTCGGTCTTACCTTTTTAGGTAAGGAAGTTCTTAAGATGAAATCCGAACGATAAGTCTTCAAGACAGTAGAAAGAAAGCCATGCATATTGTACACAGTTTTTGGCGAATGAGTAAGTGCTTCACGATTCATTTCAGCTTGAACATCCTCTTGAGTGATTTCCATTATATTTAATGACATAAGTTTAGCCATGTCTCTTTTGACAGATCGCTTATATTCTCTAATAGTTCCAGGGGATAAAACACCTGTTCTGCTTTCTATGTATTTATTACATGCCTCTTTTAATGTCATATCTTCTGGTGGAACATATCGCGCAGTCAATACTTCACTTTCTTTTTTTGCTGCCCATTCGGCAGCCATTTGCTCACAGATTCGCTTCCCTTTTTTGCTAGGATCTGAGCATGTAAAAGATTTATAAACCCTTTTCTTTTTGATGGTCCCGTCTGATAATGGGATTTCTTCGATGTGACTGAATACCTGACATCTCCATGAGCCAGATGGCAGTTTTTTTGCAGTTGCCATTTCTTTTCCTCCTTATTAACCGAACAAACTTTCTGACTTGTCCGAACACACCGAAGATGATACAATATGACTTGTCAGGCGATACGTTTCACTTCAGTATGCTTTGCGGAACGTAAAAATATTTTTCTTTTTTTTTTAAAAACCGGTTCTCATTGGTAGTGAGAGCCGGTTCTTTTTTATAAAAGTTCTGATTTTTTCTGGTCAAATTCTTCTTGAGTAATAATACCGCTATCTAAAAGCTCTTTGTAATCCTTCAGTAGTTCAACGGATGTTTTCTGATTTCGAACATTTTCAACAGCATCAGAGCTTTTGGAAATATTGAAGCTCTTTAACTGCATATCTATATTTGAACTACAGCGGAATCCAATAGTATTTATTTGATTGGTTTCGATATTCCGCATTTTCATAGATGCATAAGAATCCACTTCAATGTTATCACTTGTTGTGGTAGCAGTTCCAGTAGTAGTGGAATTATTCTTTCCTTTGGTTTTCTTTCCAGTTCCAACAGCTGCACCGACTATAGTTCCAACTCCCGGAGCAATAGCGGTTCCAACAACGGCTCCTGCTAAATGCCCTCTTCGTTTCGTTTTTTCTTTACTTTTCCCTTTAGTGTGAGATGTTGTAGTTGTCTTTTCTACTGTTCTGTATTCCGGCCCGTTCCATTCATAGTCGAAAAGTTCATATTTGGTTGAAGCATCTGACACTGTAACAGACCCATCTTTCCATTGCTTCAAATCAAATCTTGCGTGTTTGGAACCAAGCTCAAAATCCTCCTTACCGGATATAACTCTCAGATTCAATACTCGAACAGGTTTTTCTACAACCGCTGGCTGGGTTGCTACGGAATTATTTGATATTGCAGGTTTTTGAACCTTATTTTTAATAGACAGCAAAAGTGCAAAAATAAGATACAAAACAGCAATTCCAAATACCTCAAGTACAACAACGACCATAATATTGTCTGATGAAAGATCGTTTGAACTCATCAAGGCCACAATCATTAATACAATTAATGCGGTCCAAACGATCATCAACACATTTCGTATTTTTTTCATATTTCCCCCTTTTGACACGATTACTCAAAATTCTCGATATAATTCTTATATAGATTCCTTATTTTGGCAGCCTCCCTCTGCCTGATTGGAACAATATCCCCCGATATCATCTCAAAATGATCTGATGCATCTTTAATTTCGTCCATGTTGACGATATAACTTTGATGGCAACGGAGAAATCTTCCATCAAGATGCGGCTCTATATCTGACAGCTTTCCACGTGCTACATGAATAACGCCGCAAGTACAGTGGACGAGAATTGATTTATTTCGGCTTTCTATGTATTCGATATGCCGGAATTCTACCCGGTGGAAGTGGTCTCGGTTTTTGATAGTTAAGGCTTTCTCTCGGATATCTTCCAACGTGTGCGCTACGACAGAAAACATGCGTCCATGTTCAGAACCTTTGATGATGTAATGCACTGGTAAGACGTCTAATGCGTCAAATACATAGTTTTTATATGCTGTCCAGAAGGCAATGTTGCCATTATATCCATTTTTCCTGAGCTGCTTTGCGACATTTATGCCATTCTCATTATTTAGGACCACATCCAGCACGACTATATCGTACCATTGACCGTCTGCTATATCATCAATCAGCGGCTTCCCACTACTATAAGTGTTTAGCGTGTAGCTCTTGTCTCCACACTTTTTCAAAAACTCATCAACATGAGCCTTAAAAAAATCAATCTGCAAAGGATTATCGTCACAAATCGCAATTTTCATTCAAATCATTCCCTTATGGGCGTTGTTTTCGCCATTTGCAAAAAAAAGTGTTTAAATATGTTATTTTTATTATAACATCGTTAAATTTAGTTGTAAATAGACATTTTTAGGTGATTTGTAAAATGAAAATAATCAAAAATATACTAATTATAATAGGAGCTGTGCTTTTGCTTAATTACATTGTTTGTTTACCAATGTGCGTAGACGATTATATCCGCGAAGAGTCAGAAGTGTATTCTGTCCAAAATGCGTACAGATCTTCTACCCTACATAAGAATAGCGCCCATGAAATAAAGCAGACCATGCCACCGTTTTTATTCGCCCTGCCACTAAACAGAAAAGACTATATCTTTGGTGTTACGAATAATTTCTATGCAATCATAAACATATCGGTGTATATCTGGCAGTTTCCAAGGGCGAACATTAGTGGTATAATAGCAAAAAGAGAACTAATGTTCGGCTATTCCCACAAACCGGACATATACTGTAGTGTAAGTGGTAATTGCAATAGGGAGGGTTATTTATGGATTATAAGAAAGAGATTATTGAGATGGTTGAAAAATGCACGAATAATCATTGGATAGAAGTGATTTATATATTTGTGAAAAGGCTAATCGGATAACATTAAAAAAGACAAGGGTTTGCGCATTGCCCTTGTCTTTCTTTTTACTTATTAGCAATCATGTCAATAAGTTTTTCTAAATTGTCCCATCCCTCATCATCCAATCTGGCTAATGCAGACACGAGACGGTGTCGGAAAGAATCTTCTCCAGATTTCATTACGTCTGCAAGCATGGCAGAAATTTGTTTGTCTTTAATTCCGGGTACAAACATATCTCCGTTTCCAGTTCTGAGCCATTCTTCGTTTACGTTAAATTCTCTGCAAACATCATCAATAGTCCGATCTGACGGAACCTTGCTTCCCATTTCAATTTGCGCTACAAAATTCCTACTTATCTTTAGTTTGTCTGCAAATTCTTGCTGAGTTACGTTTAATTCTTTTCGCAACTCTTTAAACCTGTCTTTCAATTTAATTCCTCCTTTCTGAAAATATAATATCATAAAATGTTTACAAAGTCAACAAGAAGGTATTGACAAATGTTGCCCGAGGGACTATACTGTGTTTACAAGGTAAACAAAGGAGGTGGAAAAAATATGAAACGCCATCCGATTATGGAATATGTGATTCCAGCAATTGTAGCAAGCGTGGCAACAGTTTTAATCCGTTTAGTGCTAGGGTGGTAAGAATCGAAACAATAATCGGAATAGCCACATCTTTCAATAACAACTTTTTAAATTCATGTTTTCTTTCAGCAATATAAGATTTTCCCTGTTCGGAAATCGCAATAGAGAGGGTTTTTCCTTTTACGTATCTGACCTGACCGTCTTGATTAATTCTAGGAAAAGATTCTCTATTAACAGAAATTAATTTTTCTTCTTCAAGAAAACTGGAAATTTTGATTTCATTTTCCGAAAGAGAAGAATATTCAATTTTTTCTTTGCTTGAAAGATATTTCAAGAAATTAAATTGTTCTTTATTGAGATACACAATATCACCTCCCGTCTACTGGGAGTATATCACAAGAAAAGAGGTGAGTATATGTCAGAAAAAGAAAAAAGAATCGTTGAAAAGCTGAAAGAAGTGATTCCTAATATGTCAGAATTTGACAAGGGATACATTCTCGGTAAGACGGAAAGTTTTTCTGAGAATAATCTGGAGCAAAAATCAGATAAGAAAGAAGCTGTAACTTCACAGTAATTAAAGAGGAGGAAGAAAATGAAAAAATTTGAATTAACATCAGAAACCAAAATTAACATTTTCGGAAAGAAACTTTTCCGAATCAAAGCACTCATTTCATTTGGGGATGTAGAAGCCGGAGAAACTGGCGGATGGGTAGAAAAAGAAGGAAATGTAAACCAGTCCGGCGATGCATGGGTGTACGGCGATGCAATGGTGTCCGGCGATGCAATGGTGTCCGGCGATGCAATGGTGTCCGGCGATGCAATGGTGTACGGCAATGCAATGGTGTACGGCAATGCAATGGTGTACGGCAATGCAATGGTGTCCGGCGATGCAATGGTGTACGGCAATGCAATGGTGTCCGGCGATGCAAGGGTGTACGGCGATGCAATGGTGTCCGGCGATGCAAGGGTGTACGGCGATGCAGATTACACAACTATTCATGGATTTGGTACTCAATTCCGTACCACTACGTTTTTTAGATGCAAAGATAAAAAGGTCAGAGTTGCATGCGGATGCTTCTTTGGGACTATTCCAGAATTCCGTGAACAGGTTAAAAATACCAGAAAAGGGAAAATTGCAGAAGAATATCTAATGATTGCTGACCTTATGGAAAAACATTTTGAAAAATAAAGTGCTCCGAAGGAGAGCTGAACCCTCTCGCCTCGGAGCTGTAAACCACTAAACTAACCTTAGCGGATTACAGGATAATCATATCATTTCTTCCTGTATTTCGCAAGAGAACAGGAGGATTTTTTATGAAGAAAACCGAGGATAAAAAAGTGACAAATTTTGAAGAGTTCGAAACTTTCTATGCAGTCGAAGTTGTAAGAGAGGCAAAAAAGCAGACTCACAAATGGTTCTGCGCATGGATTGTAACCATGATTGCATTAATTTTTTCAAACGCTGCATGGATGTTTATCAAGTAAGAAAGGAGGAAAGACTGTGGCAATCAGATATACCACAGAGCAAAAGAAATACATCCTTTTAAAAGGCAATATTGCAAAAAGGATGGAGGCCGAGCGAGTAAGTGATGCACAGATGGCAGCAATTACCGGAATGGCAGAAAACACTTTCCGTAAAAAGCGAAATAAGCCAGAAACATTCACGTATCCGGAACTGCGGCATATTTTTATTCGATTGAACTTCCCTAACGAGGAAATATTGGAGGCTTTGACATGAAAGATTGGATAGACTCCATTCTGATTGGAGGGATAGCAACGTATCTTCCGTTCTGGACCTGGGACAACAGCCGTGACCAGATCATGGGAGCGTTGGGACTGATCGGAGCTGTGTACATAGCAAGGACGTGGAAAGAATGGACATGCTAGACATGCCAACTAAAAAAGGATCCTCAGAGCTGCAACTCAAATAAGGATCCAAGACAATATATCTCTTCTTCATTGTAGAAGGAAAGAAACCAAAAGTCAATACAAGGAGGAAATTATGAACGAAGAGAAAATCAGAGAAATATTTGATTTGTGTCTGAGAGTTTCAAGTGAAACAACGGCGCATGTGAATTTTGACTATACGGCGTGTGACGACATATCCAGAGTTTATATTTATGTATTTAATGATGCAGGGGAGATCGTAAAGCATTTTTCAGTGTGCCAGTTTTACGAGTTTCCGTCCGAAGCTGGAAGTTTTGAGGGTGCGAAGAAATACCTTTTGGAACTGCTTATCAACGGGAGGTGTCCGCTATGAACTTCACTGGCAACGGAGATATAAAGGATGAATACCTGGAAATCATTACGCATAGACATTCCGGGCCAATAAAAAGACAAGCAAACAACTATAGATTAGTAGAAAGAGAGGGAAATAAGAATGAATCTGTACGAAATCGAAAATGAAATCCTTAATTGCGTAGATATGGAAACAGGGGAAATCATAGATATCAAAAAGCTTGAATCTCTACAGATGGAAAGAGACCAGAAAATCGAGAACATCGGTTGCTGGATCAAAAATCTTTTGTCAGATGCAGAAGCACTGAAATCTGAAAAAGAAAATCTTGCCAAGAGGCAGAAAGTCGCAGAAAGCAAAGCGGCATCACTGAAAGAGTATCTTTCCCGATATCTGGATGGTGAAAAGTTTAAGTCTGCAAGAGTAGCAATTTCTTTTAGAAGTGGTAGCTCCGTGGATATTGCGGAGGGTGCATCTGTCCCAGAAGAATATCTTAAGTATTCAGAGCCTAAGCCGGACAAGGCCGGTCTGAAGGCAGCACTGAAAGCCGGAGAAAAGTTTCCGGGAATTACTCTGATAACTTCGCAGAATATCCAGATCAAGTAGGAGAGGCTTATGGAAAATCTTGAGTTATATAACAAGGTTCGGGAAGTTCCTAAAGATGCCCAAAGAGCTATTACGGCAGGACGGTTGAAAGGTTTTACAGACATCAACCCGATGTGGCGCATCAAGTGCTTGACGGAGCAGTTCGGCCCCTGCGGTCTTGGCTGGTATTACAAAACAGTTGAGAAATGGATGGAGACTGTTGGTGATGAGATATGTGTTTTCGTGGCGATTGAACTGTACGTCAAATACGAGGGCGAGTGGTCACAGGCAATTCCCGGAACCGGCGGCAGTAAGTTGGCGACAAAAGAACGGAACGGAGTCTATGTATCTGATGAGTGTTACAAAATGGCAACCACGGATGCATTGTCAGTGGCATGCAAGAATCTTGGTATTGGGGCAGATGTTTACTGGAAAGAAAGCCATACCAAGTATGATCGGGCAGATGACAGTTCTTCCGAAGTGTCAAGTACTGATATATCTGGACTCAGATCATACTTGAATAAGAACGCTCTGAATGAGAAGAAGATTCTTGAAGCATATAAGCTGACATCTATTAGCCAGTTGACTATTGGAAATATCAAAGCGATAACAGATCCTAAAAATTTGAACTACTTCAAACAAAATTGTGGTGCGTAAATGGAATTTACAGGAAAAATCAAATCACTGGCGAAAGATCTCGTGACCGGAAAGTGGAGCTTACAGGTGGAACTGAATGAAAATGCTCAGGAAGTAATGGAACTCATCAAGCATGAGAAACTGGATATACGCCTTAAGCAGCACAGGGATAAGCGTTCCTTAGATGCAAATGCGTATTACTGGGTATTGCTTACCAAACTTGCTAAAGTCCACGGCTGGACGAATAACGAGGCTCATAACTACATGTTACGTCGTTACGGCCAGATAGAACACGTGGACGGAAATCTGGTTGCGGTTTATCTTCCTGATACAGAAGAAACGGAAAGGGATGTTTTGGACAAGGTGGAATATCATCTTAATCCGCTTCCAAAGACAGTGGTCACAAAGCATGGGGAAATTAAAAGAGTGTATGTCCTTCTTAGAGGATCCAGTACATATGACACAGAGGAGATGGCACGCTTGATTAGTGGATTGATTCAAGATTGCAGGGATTCTGGAATACCAGACGGCGAGATTATGACGCCATTTGAGAAACGAAAGCTTTTTGAGCAGTATGGGATAGGTGGTGTAAATGAACAAAAGAACAAAAGCGTTACAGTTTGATGCAAAAACGCGCAAAAGAATTCTCGATAGAGATCACGGATGCATATTTTGCCAGATTGGTTTTTATATGCATTCTTCATCCGATTTCCAATATAAGCAGCTTGATATTATGCATATTGTCAACCGATCACAGGGTGGACTTGGAATCGAACAGAATGGAGTTACCGGATGTAGATACCACCATCAGCTCCTAGATAATGGAGTAAAAGGTTTACGACCAGATATGCTGGCATATATCGAAAAATACATGAGTTGTATCTATCCCGGATGGAATCCAAAAGAGCTTATATATAAAAAATACGGGTGCAACTAAAATTCATATAGATATATCACACGATTTTCCCTCAGTGAGTGGCCTGTTATAACTTCCTGAGGGGGAAAGGAGACGCATGAATAGTAGAAGTAAAGGGGCTGTCGGAGAAAGAGAAGTAGCCGGTATCCTTCGCGGGTATGGTTACAAGGCAAGAAGAGGGCAGCAGTATTGTGGGTCCAACGGAGATGCGGATGTAGTTGGTCTTCCTGGAATTCACATTGAAGTGAAGAGAAGAGAAAAACTAAATATATATGAGGCTGTAGATCAGTCGAAGAGGGATCGGAAACCGGATGAACTTCCGGCGGTTTTCCACAGGAAGAACCATTGTGAATGGCTGGTTACGATGCCGTTTGATGAATGGATGAAGATATACAGGGAATGGGAGGCTGGTTATGGACTACGTGAAGATCAGCAGAAAAATCCTTGATTGGGAATGGTACACGGACATCAATACGAAGGTACTGTTCCTGCATATCCTGTTAAAGGCAAACTGGAAGCCGAGCCGCTTCCAGGGAACAGAAGTGCCGAGAGGCTCACTGGTTACTTCGCAGCAGAATATGGCGGCAGAAACAGGACTCACAATAAAGAACGTGAGAACTGCACTGAAACATCTGGAAAATACCGGAGAGGTGGCAGTCAGCCGACACCCTAAATTTAGCGTAATTACAGTAAAAAACTACAATCAGTATCAGTCAAGTGGCAGTCAAATGGCAGTCGATGGGCAGCCAGATGGCAGTCGATGGGCAACAATAGAAGAAGGGAAGAAAGGAAGAAAGGAAGAATATAATAAATCTCCTAAAGGAGATTATGAGAGTGGAACTCCTGAAAACAGCATCTATGCCACGATTCGTGAATTGTACAATTCCGTTTGTGGGTCGTATCCCCGCCTGGTAAAGATGTCTGAGGCAAGGAAGAAGGCTATAAATGCCAGAATGAAAACAGGTTACACTCTTGATGACTTCCAGACTTTGTTTGAAAAGGCAGAGGCTTCCGACTTCCTGAAGGGAAAAAATAAACGCAACTGGTCAGCAACATTTGACTGGTTGGTCAGTGATTCCAACATGGCAAAGGTCCTTGACGGAAACTATGATGCGAGAAAAGAGGCGATAAAAGATGAACCAGAACCAACTAACTCAGTCAGATTATGGTGAGTGTCCTGTGTGCCATGGGACTGGATGGGAGACATATTATGCCACGGTCTATGATTACGGACTTCCAGAAGAAATTCAATATGCTCGCAGATGTCCAAAGTGCAAAGGTGGTTATAGAGCACAGGACCGTACCGGAGTACCAAAAGAGTACCATGATGCAGATCTTGGCAAGTTCGATTTTGATATTTATCAGAGAGACATGAGCAAATTGAGAGACTTGTGCACCACCTTTCTGAACCATTTCCAGAAGTGGGAAATGGCAGGAAAGGGACTGTATCTGTGGAGCAAGACACCGGGAAGTGGAAAAACCTTCTTGGCGTGCTGCCTGGCGAAATCGGTGATGATGAAATACGATCTGCAAATGCGTTTCGTGACTGCACCTGACTACATAAGTGCTGTTGGTGACAGCTACAAGCGCGATCGCGGAGAAGAGGATCCCAGTCAGGTATACCGGGATTGCAAACTTCTTGTTCTGGATGATATCGGCGCACAGGCAGACAAGGAATGGCAGCGGCAGGAAATGTTCCGTCTGATCAACAAGCGTATGGAGGACGGAAACATTACAATTTACACTTCCAACATGAGCACCGATAATCTGAATGTGGACACCAGGACCAGAGACCGGATCATCAAGACCTGTGTAGAGTTACAGATGCCGGAGGAAGGCATTCGAAAGAAAAAAGCAGCAGGAGAACAGAGACAGTTCCTTGCGAGCATAATGGGATAGAGGAGAGAAGATGGTTAAGCAGATAATTACAAGAATTAAAGATGAGTTAAAGGCAATGCAGTAGTCCAGAGTTTTGGAAGACAATAAAAGAATTTTACGATGTAAAAAATGATGATGAATATTTTGATGCATTACATAAAAAAATCGAGGATTTATATGAAATCTATCCAGACAGTTTGGCAAGGTATCTGTCTTTAGCACTCTATAAATGGGCGGAAGATGTGTCAACAGGGAAATGTAAAATATAAGAAGCACGGAAAAGAATGTCGTATAAACACAGCAATGGCATGGCTTGGCGAGGAAGTGCGAAGGAATTGCTACGAAAGGTTCTGAAATGATGTGCATGGCTGTGGCATAGCCATGAAGCGAGGAGCGGTGCAGAGGCATGGAGGCGAATTACTGGAAGGTGGCTTACTTGAGACGGACAACCCCGGTACGCCACGAGCGTATCGAGTGACAGGATATAAGTTCAGAAAGGTGAAGGAAAAATGAGTAGCAAGTTAAAAGTCAAGAAAAAGACCAGATTTCCTGTTCAGACTTCTAATCAGGCAGCTCAGGCGTTCGGGCGTTCAATGCAGATCTGTTATAGACAGATAAAAGACGTAGAGCAGCAAGCCTACGAGGATGGATTCACTGTTGGTGAAGATTGGAGCAACACGATCAACACTGTCACTACCATGATGGCTCTGAGACGTTTATATGGCTTTTCCACGAAGCGTTTGCTTGATGTGATAAGAACTGCCAATAAGTACGTTGAAATGGCAAATGAGGGAAAAATGAGCGTTCTGAGCATGATGCAGGACATTGAAGAGAACACAGATGTAAGATTTGACGAGATGAATAAGAATCTGGTTAAGAAGATGGGAGTTTAAAACCATGTACTAACTGCGTAATAGTGCACTTACTTACATGGCGAAAGAAAAATGAGAATGAAGCAGAAAACACCGGAACAGGAATTAGAGCTGTTAAGAGAAAATCTATTACATGAGCGTGCTATCTGGGAACACATCAACGAAAATGGCTGTAATGATCCGTTCTGGACAGATGGATGCAATATGAATCTAACCAGAAACCATATTCTTTCATACAGAAATGAGATTGCAAATTGTTGCGAGGAACATAATCTTCCACTTACAGAAGAATATTTTCTAAAAGTACCGCCAGAAGTTGACGATAATTATATGGCAAACTTTAACCAGAAAGTCCGTGTAGATAGATTGAAACAGCAGGGTGATACATTAAGCCGGAAGAAAAAGAAGTTTATTGATGATGGACAGATGGAGTTTTGTTGATTAACCATGTAGTTGCTTACATGGGGAAAGGGAATAAGAAAAATGAGAGATAAAGAACGCATTTTGATGATTATTATTTCAAGGATCATACCGGGACTGACTTCTTGTACGGCAAAGAAAGAAGATTATATTCGACCGTTTATATTTAACACGCATGAATTAAAAGCCGGTGATCTAGTTATGGCGAATACTACTATTTTCCCGAATGAATTTATGGTCGGTTTCGTGCATGAGGTAAAAAGTGATTGCGTCGTTATCCGGGAAATAGGCTCTAAAAAGTTGTGCAATTATTATAACGAAACTTTTTCGGTCATTAACAAGGAAAAACTGGGGTACGAAATTCTTGAAGGTGTGCAGTATAAAACGTATCAGAAAGTTTTGAAGGCATTTTCAAAATACACAAGCTATTCAACCAGATTTCGAAGTATAGAATTTTTTGGTAATACTTGCACGGTAACAAGCAGGATAATGTTCAAGAACGACAAAAACGGCGAAATTTCTTTCGAGTACAACCAGAAGACGAAAATTTCCGATATAGGTAAATTGTTGGAAAAAGCCGGGTTATAATACGAAAACGGGGAAAGTGAGGACGCAAAATGAAATTCAAAAGTAACGCTAAGTATAACGAAGAGCCCAAAACCGGAAGCGTTTTCGCTTTGAAATACAATTCTTTAGTAATCGTTATCCACAAATACGTCGGTTACGGAAATGTACTGTTTCTCAACTGTAGCGCATTGGATATTTACAACCACAATCTCGGAACAGAGGATTTCGAGGAAGCTGTCAGTAAAGCGAAGGAAGTTATCATACGTGAAGTTAAGAAAGTCAGAGATGATTCATACAGATTTTACAGTGATAACAATATTGAGATTGTCAGATGTTAGGAGGATAGAATGAAAAATAATAATTACACTTCATTTTTCAAAACGAAACCAAAGAAAATAGAGAGATACATTCGTTGCAGAAAATGCGGCGGAAATATGGAATGGGTTGAATACTATCCGCCGGAAATCAAATGTCCGAAGTGCGGACATACGGTATATCCTAAGCCTTATGAGCCAGATTGTGTCAAACTGCCAGAAACATTGGAAGAATATTTTGAATTATATGAGAAAATAAGGAGGAGAAATGAGCTACTGTGACGGAACCTGTAAGTATCTGAACGCAAAAAAACACAAATGTGAATTGACAGGAGAAAAACTCACATACATGAAATGGAGTCGTGGAATCGAGTGTTCAGTGCATGAATACAGAGGATTCTGTGAGAAAGATGAGGAGGATACAAAATGTTAATCAGAAGTCAGGATAAAGAAATGATAATAAACATGACTGTAACCAATCACATTTATGTCGAAGAGGCATATAGACCAAATGGAAATTTGTTCGATGTAAGCACTGATGAAACGATATTAGGACATTATTCCACCAAAGCAAAAGCCATGAAAGTACTGGATATGATCCAGGAAGCCTATGTAAATGGACATATTGATTATCAGATGCCAGAGGATAACGAGGTGGTTGTATGATTACATTCTTATTAGTATTCGCCCTTGGAACCATATTCGGAGTGACTGGTCTTGTATGCGTAGCGATCATGTACGACAAACACCACCCAGACAAATAGAAAGGAGAACGGTATGCTGACAAGGAATAAAAAGCTGAAAGACTACGGTATTCCGGCAGAGGACATAGAAAAACTGAATACGATGCTGAAAGACTTCCCGGCAGAGCACGAATACCTGCTTTCCAGTGCTGCCTTGTCAGCTTGCCCGAAAAACACGGTGATAGCGGATATGGTTATCGAAAATATCTTACACCGGAAAAGTTACAGGAAAATCAGCAAAGAAAGATATATCCCGATGAATCCGAAAGACTTCTACGGATACAGGCGCAAGACCGTCGCTGTACTGTATGAGAGGATGCGGTTGTTGGGAGTGTGGGAGGATGAAAGATGGGCAGATTAATTGATGCAGATAAATTGAAACATGCGATACATTGTGCATATTCTGATGATTTAGAGATCCTTGAAAAGATTGACGAGCAGCCAACAGCTTTTGATGCGGAAAAAGTTACGGAATCGCTTATGGACAGATTTCGTGTTGTTTCCAATGATGAGGACTTGGAATGGAATAGAGCTATAGACTATGCTGTTAAAATCGTGGAAGGCGGTGGAGCTGAATGAGCAATGTATCAGTTGGGACATTAGGGAAGCTAAAAGATAGCATGGTCGGAAGAAGATATAAACACTTCAAAGGAAGAATCTATATTGTCACCGATATCGCAGTACATACAGAATCTGATGAAATCATGGTGATCTACAAGTGCTTTGCATACCCATTTGTAACATGGTGCAGACCGTTGACTATGTTTACGAGTGATGTGGACAGAAAGAAATATCCAAATGTAAAGCAGAAAAGAAGATTTGAACCACTTTCTAAGATACAGGAGGAATCAGATGAATAAAGGCAAAGACATTTCAACCATGTTTACAAAAGAAGAAAATAGAAAGAATGGAAGGCTCGGATACGCAGATGCTACCAGAGAGAAGGAAGATATTATCAATCCTGCACAGTATGGAGCATTCTTATAGAAAAGAGGAAAGAGAAAAATGAGAAAATCAGCATTAGTGACGGATACACCGAAAAACTGTTACGATTGCCCGTTCGGAACTGAATACTGCGGCGATTCTGAATATGAGGGGTGTTGTGAGTTAGCTGAGTGCTTAGACAGTGACATGAGGCTTATAACAGAAGAGCATTATGATTACGAAAGTGAATCAAGACCAGATTGGTGTCCATTGAAGCCACTGCCGGAGAAAAGTACTACCGAGAATGATATGACGGATTATCAGCGCGGGATGGTCGATGGTCGAAATCAGTGCATTGATGAGATTGTATGAGAGGTAGAGCAGATGAGCAAGAAAGTAAAGTGTTGTGAATGCGATTCTTTTATGGGATGGGCTTTGCCAAGAGGGGTAGATAAAGACAATTACGAATATGCGAAAGAAGTTTTGAAGTTAGCATCTACTACAGGAATATGTGAATATACCATGAAAACCAAGGCAAGGTCGCATGAGCAGTATTGCAGAAAATTTAAAAAAGACAAGTTTTTAGAACGACATAACGATTTTTTTAAAGATGAAATTTTAAAACTTGAAAACATGATCAAGGAATATGAAAAAGAAAATTTTGTGGAAGTAGACGAATCATGGAAAGCTCATTTTATGAGAAGATTTCAAGAGGTGAAGTAGATGGAGAGATTAACAGAAAGATATGTTCCAAATGATGAAAAGAAAGGGATTGCAGGGATAAAAGTATTTGAATCTGAGGATAAAATACCTCTTGTTAAAGTATTAAGCGGAGAGTATTTATATCCTGCAATTGAAAAGCTTGCTGATTATGAAGACTTAGAAGAACAAGGCTTGCTTGTGAGATTGCCGTGTCCTATCGGCACAACTGTATGGGATATATGCGGAATGGACATTCGGGAAAATGTGGTAAGCGGACTTGAATATGACAAAGGCGCTAAATGGTTTTTATGGGCAAATGAGGACGAGTGTCTTGGAGAGTTAAATGTTTTGGTATTCCTCAATCGTGAAGAAGCTGAGAAGAAGTTGGAGGATATTCAAAATGACAAGACCTGAGATTACAGCAAAACTATCAGCAATGATCGAAAAAAAAATCAATCCTCACAATGATCCACGTATTTATTGGGCTAAGGAAGTGACATTCGATTATTCGACAGATCATGCGGTAAGGGTGGATTATATGCGGTTCGTGCCGGTGAATAATAGCGTGTCCGGGATAGAAAAAGGTGACTGCTATTGTTATGAGGTTAAATCATCAGCTGAAGATTTTCGCTCTGGTCATGGGCTGAATTTTGTTGGCGATTATAACTACCTAGTTATGCCGACAGATGTATGCGCTGCGGTATCCCTTGAAATTCCACATTATGTAGGAATATATGTACCAGAAGCAAATGATCTTACATGCATCAAAAAAGCAAAGCGAAGAAATCGGACAAGGCCTGTATCTGAAATACTCTTGATGATGTTCCGGTCTGCGAATAGGGATTATAGAAAAGCAGTAAAACAGTTGGAGGAAATGAAGAATGAATAACAACCCTACACCAGAAACAACCCCACAGCTCGCTATATCAGCATTCACAGTACTACATCAATATTGCAGCTCAATCAGTCCACATGACTGCATCAGATGTGCATTTTACGAACATTGCCCGGAATGTTTCATGGGGCGTCCGGGAGATCAGGGCGAGACGATCAGAAAATTACAAAGCAATGAATAAAATTAGAGAGTCGGTATTTACCGGCTCTTTTTTAACGCAAAATTCCTCAAACATGTACCACAACTTTTCTACTGACCTGTGATAGAATATACTCAGAAGTGTTACTATGGGATTTTATAGCCAGTTGGAGGTGAATTCAATATGAATGTTCAAGAAATTAAATTAAAAGACATAAAGCCGTAT